ATGTTTAGCGATTGATTTTGCATATTGGTTAGAGGTAATATCTAGTTTTTTATTAAATGCGTCTTGATGTGCATTTGTAGCCGAATTATGAGCTTTAATAGATTCAT